CGGAGAAGCGTCAGAATCAAAGAAATCACGAACTATTACATCAAATGTTTGGTTTCCAAAAGAAATATTTGCTATAGAAATTTTAACTTCTGTATTAGCGGCATCACCATCGGCGATTGTTATAAATTTGAATAAGTTATAAACTTTGTTACCACGTAACTCAGAAACAACCCAAGGAGATGTTGGTGATTGATATTTTTCTAAATACCAAGCGATAGATGTAGGGTCAGAACCTTGTCTTGCATTTGGTAATGCGGTCAAAGTACAACTTAACCCACGAATATATCCTTTTCTCCAACCATAAGTTAATAAAGTTTGGAATCTTTCCTCCACAAATAAAGGTACGGTTGTTCTTGGTTTCGAAAAGTTAGAAGAACCAAACACTTTACTAATGTATTTAGAATCTGAACTTGTGAAAGAAGTTTCAAAGAAGAAAGAAGTACCATTTTTATCAGTCACGTTTAATCCAAAAGTTGAGAAAGGATTTTTTGTAACACCTGAATAAGTTCCTGTACAATTCATCGATACATCAGTTAAACCTGATACTTGATATACTGCTCCGTCATCAGTCGAGTAATTTGTTATACCTCTTGAACGTAAAGTTGCAATTACCAAATCATCATAATCTGTGTAAGCAGTACCCGAATAAACGTATATAGTACCTACTAAACTACCACTATAACAATAAACAGGGGCTTGTGTCGTTGTTGTAGTTGTAGAAGTAGTCGTAGTAACACAAGGATTTGTTGTTGTAGTAGTTGTTGAAGGAGCTATAGTAGTTGTTGTTGTTTGTGGAGTTATTGTAAGACCTGTTATAGTTGACCAATAAGAAAAACCACTATAAACACCACTACCTAAATTATCGAACAATGCGTAATACCAAGGGTCATTATTTGGGTCGGAATAATTAGCATTAGTTGAACTAACATCGTCAATACCGAATACATTAGTTGAAGCGGTAAATACAGGGGATAGAGTATTGTAATCACTTCCTAAAATTGTACCATAATAATATATCGAAGTTAACTCAGTTGATGGTTCATTCATAACATCAAAAATTTGTTGTTTGAAATTGGCATCTAGTGAGGAAACACTTCCATTGAATAATTCATATGGAAGATTTAATTTTGATGAGATATAACTTGGAATCTGTGTACTATCTAAATAAGAAATTGTGGATTGTGAATTAGTACAACCTGAAAAGTCAATTGAGTATGGTATAGTTAAGTAATCAACACAAGTTGTAACACAACTTACGGTAATCGCGCTTTCACAATAAAAACCTACGGTTGTTGTATCTACGTTTGCCTTTGTTGTTATAGACCAAGAAGGACCCGCATCATAACCTGATAGACCTAATATTCTTGTTACAAATAATTGGTTTGATTGTTGTAAATATGATTTTGCTATATAAGCCGCCTCATACTTAGGGATTTGTGTGTTTATAAATTTTTCTGGAGAGGTACCACCAAAGTAAGTAGTAAACTCATCAAAAGAAGTTATAAAAATTGGTTCGAAAGCTGGACCTTTTAAAGTCTCACCAACGATACCTAAAGTCGTAACACCCACACTCTGTGCTACGAAACTCAAATCCACCTCAGAAGTATAAACCCCAGGTGAAACGAAAACTTTGTTTGCCGATGCCATTAGTAATTTTTTTTGTTGTTTTTATTTTTTATTATAAATATTATACGAAATGTGAAAAACTTGACTTTATTGATACTATTTATAAATTAGGGAGATTTTTTTCTGCCTTTTTTATCTTATGTCGACAGATGATTCCAAAATAAAGAATTTAAAGATTTCCAAAGAAGTTCACGAAATACTCAAAAAGTATTGTGATAAAAATGGAATTAAAATGTATCGATTTTTAGAAAAATTGATTATTGAAAAGTGTAAACCAAAAACGGACATTTACGGGGAAAACTAAACTAAAATATCGTTAAAAACAATTGTTGATTCTAAAGTATTATCGGTCTTAGTTACAATTAACTTAAGAACGTCATTTGTGTTAATTTGTATTTCCGATAAATCACTACCATAATATTCATTATTTATATAAACATCAAAACTTGTTACATTTTGAGTTTCTCCTAAACTCAAATTTGCGGTATAATCGTAAAGTTGAGAAATAGTGTTATTACCCACCACAAATAGAACGTTTGTCTGAAACCCTCCACTTAAATCATCCCTTTTAAATTGTTTCTTTTGTATTTTACTATCAACTTCAAATACCTTTAAAACTCGAGAAACCGCTGGAGATACTTCAAACTCATTTTCATCTATTAAAAAACCCAACATTGTGAATTCGTAACTTTGACCATAGTACTTCCTTTTTTCAACATCTAACACAGACTCATCTGAAATATTACCCATAATTATCGGAATATAATGACCTTTAATTTGTGCGTAAGATTGTCTGGAGGAAAACTTTTCGATTATTACTTTATTCAAACTATTAAGTTCCCTCATCCTATTACAAATTATTTTTACTGAAAATGTAATATCAACAGGTACTGGTTGAGGAATTTTATACACATCCATACCCATTCTATTACCATCCCAAGTTGGAACTTGAGCATAAAAGAATTGTCTTCTGTTTGGAATTGTGTATAAAGTTGAAGGGTTAGTCCCATATTTTACCTCAGGATTTCTCACGATTAAAATAAAAGGGGGTTCAGCATTGTTATCTAAATTTTTAAAATTCCAAGTTTCAGTGAATTGTACCCAATTTTGTGTTGTTATCAACACATCAAGAGTTGGAACTACTTTTCCATCAACAATAACTTTCAAATCATTTTTTACAAAATCTAAAAAACCCCTATCCAAGTCAGCATGTAATAAACTTTTTGGTAGATACGTACCATCCTTATTTATTTTTTCCAACAATTCTTTTCTCCTTTCTAATAAAATTTTAGATTGAGTAAGAGGTAAGTGTTTTTTTATTTTTGGTAATGGCATTTTTAAAGTCCTCTAAATTCGTTATCAACCACAGGAGAAGCGATAATTGACCTGTAGAAAGGTCTTGTCCCTGCGTAGTTGTGTTTATTATCGGAAACTACACGACCATCGTTATTTACGGTATAGTATCGTATTCTATCTTCCGTCTCATAATACCCGATATAATCCCCATAATTAATATCAATACCTAACTCATCTAAATGTTTTTGGTAAACTGCAACCTTCAAGTTTCCTGGTTCAAATTGGTCAACTTTAGAATTACCCAAATATTTGTTTTCAGGGGCCAAAATTTGTACATAACCCTTGAATTCAACAGGTGGGAAAAACTTGATACCATCTTTTAAAGTTTCTCCATACACATCATCTGTTTTTGTTTTCCTTCTATCAATTCTATATAATACTAAGGTAAAGTTCATATCTCCACCCAACCATTCTGAACCCATAGACGTATCTAAATCAAAGTCCCTGTCAGAAAAAAACTTTCCCAAACGAGTAATAGGTACTTTATTTGTCATATTGATAAATATCAAAAAAAGAGTTATTTTTAATTATCAATACTTGACAAAAATAATTTGTGGTAGAATCATCAAATTTGATTGAACAAAAAGCTCTTAAGAAATTAGAGAGTTACGAGGGTGCAAATAACTATATTTTGAAACTTAAAACTCAAAAAGAAACAAACCCAAAATTCTATCCAACTCGGGCTCAATCAGATTACATAATTTCTTTCACAAACACCATCCCAAAGGTGGGAAAAAAATGGGTCGAACTTGACCCCTATTTTGCTAAAAAAATTGCGGATGAAAAATTGTTCACAACAATACCTGAAAAAGTTTGGGTAGAAAAGTTATTGGTTGAGAAAGAAAAATCATATCATATATGGGGTAATTTTTTTGGAGAACAAAATCACGACTTTTGGTTACCTAAAGTTGCTATGGTTAAAACTCATACAACAGAAAAAGTTGAAATAGATTATAGTAAGTATTCTCATAGACCTCCATTGGAACATCAAAAGATTGCAATAGAAAAGTTAGCAGGGAGTAAAAGATTTATTTTAGCTGATGATATGGGATTAGGTAAAACTACCTCAACAATTATTGCCGCTTTAGAAACAGGTGTGAAAAAAATACTCATCATTTGTCCCGCATCTCTCAAGATTAATTGGCAACGTGAAATATCTAACTATACCGATAAAAGTGTATTCATCGGTGAAGGGAAAAGTTTTTCAACTGACCACGATTTTGTAATTGTGAATTACGACATTCTAAAAAACTTTCACGATTTGAAAGACGTGGCTAATTCACAAATTTTGAATTCAAATTTTGAGCTTGTAATTATAGATGAAGCTCATTATGTTCAAAATGCTCAGGCTCAACGAACAAAACTAATAAACCATTTTGTTAAAAAAATTAAATACGTTTGGTTACTTACAGGTACTCCAATGACTTCACGTCCAATTAATTATTTCAATTTATTGAATTTAATTGAATCCCCTGTGGCACAAAATTGGATGGCTTATGTTATCAGGTATTGTCAAGGTTACCAATTCAATGCAGGAAAAAGGAAAGTTTGGAATGTTTCAGGAGCATCCAATCTTGAAGAATTAAGGGATAGAACATCCAAACAAGTTTTGAGAAGATTGAAAACGGATGTCTTAGATTTACCCGAAAAAATAATCACCCCTGTCTATTTGAGGTTGAAATCTAAATTATATGAAGGGTTAATGGGTGACTACTACAATTGGTACGACAATCAAAAAGAAGAATCTTCTTCATTGACAATTCAATTTTCGAAACTGATGAAAGTAAGACAAGTTATTTCGGAAGAAAAAGTTGAATCCACTATTGAGTTGGCACAAAATATTATAGACCAAGATAAGAAAGTTATTATTTTCACAAACTTCACCGAGACTTTAAATAAAATTGCAACTCACTTTGGAAAACAAGCAGTTACTCTTGATGGTTCATCTTCCAAAAACCAACGTCAACACGCTGTGGACCAATTTCAAGAAAATGACAAAATAAAAGTATTTGTAGGAAATCTTAAAGCCGCTGGTGTAGGAATTACTCTCACCGCATCAGAAGCGGTTATTATAAATGATTTATCTTTTGTACCAGGTGATTTATCCCAAGCCGAGGATAGAGCGTATCGATACGGACAAAAAAATAATGTTTCAGTTTATTACCCAATTTTCGAAAACACCATAGAAGGAATCATTTATGATATTATCATAAAAAAGAAAAACATCATATCAACCGTAATGGGTGACAACTTGGACAAGGCAGATATTGTTGCTGAAATTATGAATTCTATACATCAAAGGAGATAAATAAAAAATTTTGGATATTTATTTCAAAAAGTAGATTGTGAGTATTTTAGAAAAAAAATTACAAATTTTAGAGAATAAAATTAATTTCATCGAAAGAGAAAGTTTAGGTAAGAATATTATTACTGAGATGAAAAAAATAGGTATAGAAAAACTACCTTACTCCTACTCTGCTTTAGAAAAATTTATTGATTCAAAAACAATGAACATTCATTACAACAAACACTACAAAGGGTATGTTGAAAAATTGAATAAATTAATTTCCAAAAAAGAAGGAAAAGATATGGATTTAGAAGATATTGTTAAATCCATTAGTAAATTTGAAAAAAAAGTTAGGAACAACGCTGGCGGAGCATTTAATCACGCATTATTTTGGAAAATGTTATCACCCAAGAAACAAAAACCAAGTGAAGAACTTTTAGATGTACTGAAAAAAAACTTTGGCAGTTTCGAAAAATTTAAAAAAGATTTCGAAGAAGTATCCCAAGATAATTTTGGTTCGGGTTGGTCTTGGTTAGTCTTAACTAAAACTGGTAAATTGAAAGTTATGTCTACTCCAAATCAAGATAATCCTCTGATGAATATTATAGATAAAGGAGGTTATCCAATATTGGGATTAGATTTATGGGAACACGCTTATTATTTGAAATATCAAAATAAAAAAGATGACTATATAAGTAATTTTTGGAATTGTGTAAATTGGGATTTTGTGGATAGTCTCTATAAAACGAAAATAAAAAAGAAACTAATTGAAAGTATAAATTTAAAAAACTTGTTAATTGAACAACTTAATGAAGATGATGATGGTGGTTCTTCAAAGAACGTGGTTTCAGATTCTAATAACAAATTCAATACCAAAAAATTTAGAGAATTAATTTTAAACCAATATCCGGCTTGTAGTCCTTCAGAATTTAAAGAGTATGATTTGAACGTCCATAGAGATAACCCTTGTGTGGGTAAAATTGATACTGGTTTATGTCAAACTACTTTAGGAATTATAGGTGGAAACTATTCTGTGAATCAATTTGGAGGTTTAGGTGATTGGTCTACGATAAATTGGTTTGATACTAATAGTAAAGTACACGAAGAAATAGTTAGAATTTTTAATCAAAATAATCCCACTAATATAAAATTAGACGAGTGGGTTAGTGAAAACATTCTTGATTTAGTAGGAAATGATGGTAAGTACACATCAAAATTATCCTCACAAGTTTTAACTCAAACTGGTGGAACTCTATTCAAAGGAAATCAAATAGAAAAAATTGCTGTAAAAATTTTAGAATCAAAATACCCTGGTATTATAATCAGTAAATTTTGTGATGGTGATTTGAGGGATAGACTAAAGGGTCAAGATTTAGTAGCCGAATTCAAGGGAAAGATTAAACATATACAAGTAAAACCTTTTTATGGTACACTTAAGAGAGTCGAAAGTTCCTCTGAAGGTGTTTTTTATGAAATAGGTAATTATTTTGAACTAAGTAAGTATAGTCCTGATAACGTTCAGATGATTGGTTTTATAGATGTAGACACACAAAAATATGTATTTTTTGATTTACTACCCGGTCAATATTCGAGTGTACCAAACCCTTCAGGATACGGACCAAAGTTTTTATTAAGGTTCAAAAACGAACCAAAATTTACTTCAGACAAACTAAAAATTCAACAAGTCGATAGTCTTTCAAAATTACCTAAAGAGGAAAGAATTAAAGTATTGACCTCACAAATCAAAGATTATGAAAACAAACTTCAAAATTTAAGAAAGAGATTGGAACAAGAAGGTGGTGATAGTTTGACTGAACAAATTAATAGATTAGAGTCAAAAATTTTTCTTTTGGAAAAATTGAAAAAATCAATTTAATTTTATTGATATTTATATATTAAAACTATGGCTGTTATTGCAGAACCAGAAAGAACCGAGTTATATACAAGGTTAAGACATCTTCTTGGAGCACCTCTTAGAAGTGTTGAATTGGAAGACGAACAACTTGACACTCTTCTACAACTTTCAATTGAAGATTATTCACAATATGTTCAAGATTGGTTGATTGATGCTCAGTGGACTTCATTGTATAATTTGAACTTAGATGAACAATCTCTAACAAAAGCTTTTATCACAAGGAGTTTTGATTACGAACAAAGATATACTTACGCTTATTCAAAAATAGTTGGTCTTCAAGCAGGTGGAGATTGGGTTATGAAAAAAGACTATATCCAATTAGTACCTGGTCAACAAATTTATGAAGTACCGGCTAACAGAGAAATAAATGAATTATTATGGTTTACACCATCTGAATTAAATAACCTATTATTTGACCCTTGGACATTTGGGGCATTAGGTGGAGCTGGTTTAGGAGGTCCCGCGGGATATTCTCAAATGGGTTATTCGGGTTCCTACTTTATGATGCCCGCATTTGATATGTTGTTGAGAATGCAAGAAATCAACATCCAAAGAAGAATTATTGCTGGTGATTTAACCTACAGAATTACAGCTCTTCCCGAGGGTAAAAAAGCGGTTCACTTGATGAACACTCCTGGTGGTAAATTTGATTTTGGTAACGCAACTTTGATGAGAGGTAAAGTATGGTATTGGTATTATGATGCGGGTCCAGCTGATAGAAATAAATGTTTGAAAGACAACCCAGATATTATAAAACTACCATCGGATGTTCCATTTGAAAAAATTAATTGGATTGATTTGAATAATCCCGCACAAATTTGGGTTCGTAGATGGTTTTTTGCCTACGCTAAAGAAACTTTAGGAAGAGTTAGAGGAAAGTTCAGTGGTAATTTGAAAACACCTGATTCTGAATTGACTATGGATTATCAATCTTTGGCAACTGAGGCTAAAGACGAAAAAACTAAATTAATTGAAGAATTAACAGGTGCTGAGGGTAGATTGACAAGATTGAGACCTGAAAAAGTTATGGAACGAGAAGCGTTGTTAGCTGAAAATTTACAAAAGGTTTTAAAAACAAGAGCGTTTCCAAGACAGATATATGTAATTTAATTATGTCTCAAGTTAAATTTGTTTCAAGGAAAAAAGTTGGTGAGAAAGATTTTTATAATAACTCACAATTCATACCTAAAAAAATTGTTTCCGAATCTTCTTATACAACAAATGGTGAAGATTTTATTTTAGTCAAAGGGATAGAAAAGTCCCACATTATTTTAAACAATTCAAATACAGAACATATTATAATTAAATCATTAACAGACGTAGTTATTTCTTGTTCAGAAAACAAAATAGATGAAGAATACCAAGAAATAATAATTCACAAAGGGGCTTGTGTTGAATTTTATTTGTTAGAAAACAACTGGTATATTGTTTCTTCTGATGGTTTAAAATTAGATAATGTTTAAAAAAAATAAAAAACCTCAACTTAGAGTTGAGGTTTTTTATATTAATCAAAATATATTTCAGAACTTCTATCTGTTTCCTTATCACGGATGATATCTTGTTGTTCCAACGCATCTCCGAGAGAATCTGCCCAATCACAAGAAGATGGGGCGGCCATAGACCAAGCATTTTGTTTAATGTAATCTTGCATTTCTTCCTCAGTCATCCCTTCAAGTTCAGGATATTCCGAAACCTCAATATCAACTGAGTTGTGAACTAACCACATTTGTTGTGTTTCACATAATCTTACCATTAATGAAGTTGGTGATTCTACCTTTTTTGTCTTCTTTGGTTCTTTTTTTTCTGTTTTCTTTGCCATATTATTTATGTTTTTTTACAAAATTAATAAATAAATTTGATATTCAATACAAAATTGTAATTTTATATTAAATTTTTCCAACCCTCTTCAGCTAAATCGTACATATAATTAGGGTCAATACCACGTTTCTTCCAAAACTCAACTTCTCCCTCTGATAATGCCATAACTTCTTCTAATTTATCTTGGTCTCCTTCCTCAAATGGTACACCATTTATTAACACACATTGGTCTTTTGTGAACAATCCTCTCTTTTCAGGATTTTCAACTAATAACCCCTCTCTAACTTC